TTTTTCATTATCTGCCATTTTTTTCTTTTCTACAAAAGTTAATCTACAAACGCCTTCATCTTCTGCGCATACTCAAACGACTTAATGCGAGAGATGATTTCCCGTGCCTGCAACGTAATAAAGACCACTGGGGATCCTTCGTCGTCTGGCTGAACAATAAAACGGTCACCGCCGTACTTAATGGTGCGAACTAGATCACCTTCTTTACACCAGGGGCCTTCTGGCCATGGAGATAAATCTGCGTCTAGGTTCTTGTATGCCAGGGGGCCAATTTGCATCACCTTAGCTACCGTCTCGTTGAAACGTAACGTCTGTCTGGTCTCATCTACTAGGATGATACCGCCTTTACTGGTTGTCTTTTCTCTGCGCAATTGCACAAGTACTCGGTCTCCAGCTACCTCAATTCCGGTGTCGATTGGGGGAAAACATTCTTCCTCTGATCTTGTATCCGGCTCTTCATTGCCTTTTAAATCAAACACTGTTCAGTGCTCCCTATAACCTTTACAGGTCGTCTTCTTCGTCTTCCCTCAAAATTTCATTAATAATGTCAAGTACTGCCCTAAATCCTTCAAATCTACCTACTAGTCGTTGGTAGTCATCGAAGCTATTGACATTGCTTCCAGCGGTGAGGGTTTCCGCCAATTTTGCCTGTTCGTCCCGCGTGCGCGAGATAATTTCAGAAATAAAGTCTTTCATACTTATAATAATACAAAGGCGCGAAAAAATCCGCCCCAAATATTAATAAAAGTTACCGCCGCCAATGTCTTTTAGGTTCTTATCTGGTCCAACTTTGGATGAACGTGCTGGTTTGCCTTTTACTGCATTGTTAGCACGCTTAGATCCTGACGCGCCGGAATCTAGCTTTTTGTCAGCTGGGCCGCCGCCAGATGATAGGTTACCAGTTTCTTGGTACGTTTGACGAAAGCCTTTTAAATTATTATCGGCCATTATATTGCTCCTTGTGGGGGTGTTAGTGGTTGTAATGCTGCTGCCTGTTGTTGCTGTTGTAGTGTCTGCTGATGTAACTGATTGTTTTTCTGCAACTCGGCCGCATGAGTTAGCCCGGTCTGGGTTCTTGCGACTTGGTCTTCAAACGTCTGTCTTTCAATTTCCAACCCATGCTGCCTAATCTCCTGCTGGGCTGCCTGAGAGGCCTGTAGCGCTGTCTGATTCTGTTCGTGAACCAATGCCATCTGATCTGCCGTTAAACCTGCCTGGGCGTTGATTGCTGCCACACGTTCGCGAGATGAGTTGTTAATATCGGCCAGTGCAATCTGTGTCGCGTTCTTGTTAGAGTCAATTTCAGACTGGGTATTATACTTAGTCTCCAGTTCTGCAACCTGACGCTGCAATTCAGCAATACGGAGCTGGTAGTCTTGCTTAGCCTTCTCAGTCTCGATCTGCATGCGTGCCTGTGACTCACCCTGTTTGCGCTGTGTCTCAGCCATCTGAGTCTTAAGAATAACCTGCGCTGTTGGATCGGCATTAGCGGCTTGTTGTTGCTGAGCCTGTTTTGCCTGTTGTACTTTTTGAGCTAATTGCTGAATTTCTGGTAAGAAGGCCTGCATAGACTGGGCAGAGTCTTGCGCAACCATCTGCGATGCCAGTGCTAGGGCCTGTTGTGCCTCGAGGTCCAATGGCTTTTCTTGGTGTAGTTCCAGGGTATCACGGCCGCCTGCTGCCTGCGCGACATAAGAGCGCATAGACTGCAGGTAGTGCAACGTTAAATGCTGCTTAATGTGCTCTAAAGCATGAGGAGCAAAAGCAGGCCCAATAACAGGGCTACCGCCGTAAGCTGGATCTTTTGCATAGGCTAGGTGAATCTTAATATGAGAGATATGGTCTTGGTCTGGGTACGCAGCGGCAGGACGGCCCATGGTCATTGCCACGTTTTCCAGTGCTGGGTTAGACTCTTTTGCACCCAATGGGTTTGGCAATACTTCCTCAACTGATGGAATCTTAAGCTGGGTCAGTACACGGCGGTAGACCGCACGAATATCAAACATGCCCGGAGGGGCGCTGGTAGCCATTTGTAATAGGGCTTGGTTCTGTGCGACACGTTGTGTCTCAGAAAAAATGTTAGGATCTGATACTGGGCGTACGTCGTTGTTTGATGCAAAGTCACGGACCTGAATCTCTGATCCGGACTGGTTGTCCATCTCATCTAGGTACCAGTGATTAAGTCTTGATACGATTGCCAGTGACTTAGCCTGTGAACGATGTAGGCGTGCATGGATCGCTGAGAATACCTTAGCGCCCTGCTCAATTAATGCCTGGGCCGTGCCGACTGGCATGTTGTTGTTTGCCTGGCCAATTTTTTCTTCGGAAGTAGATACTACACCCTTGGCCGCATCTGTCAACCAACCTAATAGGTTGAACAATACAGAAGACGGCTGGTTAAACGGCATTGGCATGGCCAACTTACGTACGTCGTCTACTCCAGGGGCACCTTCAATCTCAACTACCTGCGTCGGTTCGATCCTGTCAGACTGTCCACCAATTCGGCCACCTTTGAGTTTAAGTAGCGTCTGGCTGTTATTGATGTGAGCAGCGTCCAGTAAAGCACGCAGAGCACCGGTAAGAGCAGCAGCAAGGCCACCAATGAGGTGAGGTAATCCAATAGCGTACGCTCCACGCCAAGGAATGAATTTAAACTCGACGTACCAGTCGAGCTTTTCGAGCTTCTCATCGTTACACTCCCAGTTACGGTATAATCCAATTACCTTGGATGTTGTCTCATCAATTGTGAGGATGTATGGTGCGCGTGCTCCGTCTGTCTCTGGATCATCCTCTAAACGGATAAAACAAGTAATCTCGTAGACACGACGCAACCCGTCAATGTTCTTAGATGGGTTTTGTTTGCCCTCAATCTTATCGTTAGCCTCTTGGCTGCGGGTCTGATCTGTAAGTGGGGCATCTGATGTATATGTGCTGTCAATGTCGCGGTAGATACCAGCCTCAACACGCTGCAAGAATGTGTCTTCTGTAATATCCTGTACTTCAGTTACACGCTGTGCTGTGTAAAAGTTAGTAGAGGCATACGGCAAGAGGATATTATCAATCGGTACCCACTCGCAGGTAGGGCGCCTTTGTTCTGTATCAAAGCGCCACTTAAGAAACTGTGAACCACCTAGTGGTAGCTGAGTGAGCAGTTGCTCCATCTCATCACGGTACTCGGCAATTTGTTCTGTAAGCTGCCAGTTAAGAAAGTCAACCTTACGAGCGGCTGTTTCTTCTTTGAGGCGGTCTGCGTTGCCCTTAACGTTAGAGCGCACAATGCCATCGGGTGGCAATAATTCTTTTGAGGAAGACGCAGCGAAGTCAACGCATGCCTCTGCCATAACAGGGTGGACGACTTTGGAAGCTCCGTCAAACGTGGCTCCTCCGGGCGCGTCCTTGCCGAGTCCAGTGCGACGAAGACCTTCTTCGTACTGTTTATCTCGTTGCTTGCGTGACTCTTGATCGACATCAATAAAGTCAAGGTACTCGTACGCTAGGCCTTCGAGGACGGCCTCGTCAAACTCTTCGGCTAAGTTAGCATAAAACTCTGGCGCCTCTTTAGGAGACGCCTTAGGTATAAAATTAACAACTACCGATCCGTCTTCTTGCTCAATGATCTCTTCTTCTACGTCGCCGGGTTCTAAACCTAAGGCCTCTTCGTAGTAATCCATTTCTGCATCTCTGCGGGCGTCGTCTTTTACTTCTTGTTCTTTTTCAAGACCAGGTAAGTTAGCGCCCATTTGCATTGGTAGTGTTGGTTGTGCCATAAATTATTTTTTGTAAAATCTAGTTTCCGTGAATGGAATTACATTATGTCGCTTTGGCTTTGCTTGTGGCTTAGGTGCTGCCTCAGCTTCTCTTTGCGCCAAGTATGCGTCTAGTGTTGCGTCACCTACCTCAGGAGAATATGTCAATCCGGAGATAAGTGCGGTTAATGGATTAAATGGGGTAAATGCTGAGTATCCTACGCCTGCTGTTCTTGCCGCGGCCTCAGGATATTTTTGAGACTTTAAATCTTTTGCTATCAACTCTGCGTCTTCAGCCATAAACGGCAAAGAGAAAGCTGCCTGGCCTGCAATGTTTTTTAATGTAGAGCCACCGGATGCAAAATGTTGTGGTAAATGGCCTTGTTGGATCAATTCTGCAATCATGTCCTGTGTGT